GCAACAACAACCGACCCCGTGAAACTTGGGACGTTCAATTTCGGCATGGTGCAAGTATTGGGCATTACTGAGATGGGCATGAAAACGGGCATCACGAATTACTCGTCCTACAATGTTGACCAGTTCGGCGTGACTCGAATCATTCCCCAAACATTTGCAAAAAAAATCAATGCCAACGTCATGGTTGACCGTGCGAGCTACAACACGGTGTTTCAATCATTGGTGGACTACAAAGACACAGCCGTGATTGTGTTCCCGAGCGATTCTGAGGACTACTCAAAAGCGACAACTTACGGCCATATCCGCGAATGGTCATTGTCGATTGACTACCCGACTTATACAATGCTGCCCATTGAAGTGCGCGGCCTAACCTGAGAGTAAAACCCATGCCAGTACCAATTCCACCAACAACACCCGGCGCACCGCCAACAGCGCCACAGCGAAGCGAGCCGTCCACGTATTCGGCAAGAATGGATGCTTGGCTTCTTTGGTTCAATGCGTCATTCTGGACATGGCTTTTCGACCTCGTGCCATGGATTCAAGCCCGTGCAAATGACACCGAATCATGGGCGAATCAGGCAAGCCAAAGCGCAACCACGGCGGGCTTGACGGCCAATGCTTCGATGTGGAATCCGTCCACCAACTATGCCCTCGGTCAAAACGCAATCAGCCCGACCAACTTCCAGACGTATCGTAGGCGGGTTGCAGGGGTAAGCGCCACTGACCCGGCGAGCGATGCAACGAATTGGGCGGCGGTGGCGGCGGTTCCTGATGAATCCGTTACCACGGCAAAGCTAGCAGCCAACGCAGTCACCCCCGCAAAGCTGGCTAACGGCGGACGGGAGCTTGGCTTTCGCAACCGCATCATCAACGGTGACATGCGGATTGTCCAACGAGCCATATCAGCCACCGTAACTGCCGGAACTGCTGTCCCTACAGCGTCAACAGGATACCCTGCTGTTGACCGCTTTTTTGTCTACAGCACAGGGGCTAACGTCACTGCTGCTCGGGTGGCTGGGTCTGGTAGCACTCAGCACAGGATGCAGATCACAGGCGCATCTGGTGTAACGGCTATTGGCGTAGGTCAACGTATTGAGCTACTGAACTCTTACGATTTGGCTGGCGGTAACGCCACACTGTCTGTTGAACTTGCAAACAGCTTGTTGACAACCGTTACATGGACAGCCTTATACGCTACAACAGCGGACACGTTTGGAACCATTGGCACACCCACCAAGACGCAGATTGCTACTGGCACTTTCACCGTCAACAGCACGGTGACAAACTACACCGCGCCAATTGCAATCCCCGCAGCAGCCACAACAGGTATTGAGATTTTGCTGACCGTGGGTGCTCAGACTTCTGGCACTTGGACAATTGGCAATATGCAGCTTGAAGCTGGCTCTGTCGCCACGCCGTTTGAGCGCAGGGACTACGGGCGTGAGTTGATCATGTGTCAGCGGTATTACGAAAAAGTCGATGGTATTTTGTACGGTTCAGCGTGCACAAATCCTATTTATCCAACTTACGTTACATGGACTTTCAAGGTTGAAAAACGTGCGCCACCAACTATCGTTTATGTTGGCTCTAACTTCAGTGCCTCTAGTGTGACAAGCAAGTCGGCAACGGACCTATTTGTGGGAACTCAAGGTCAATATCCATACTTTGGGGTTGGATCGTCAGCCGCCTCCGAACTTTAAGGGCAAATCATGTACCAACTTCTTCCCGACACCATCATGGGCGCAGCCAACCGCATCAAACGCATTGCCGACAACGCCTTCATCCCCATCGACCCAGCATACTCGGACTACGCTGAGTACCTGAAATGGCTGGCTGAGGGCAACGAGCCGCTGCCTGCTGATTCAGTCATCCCCCCAAAGGTTACCGAAGTCACCATGCGGCAAGCGCGCCTCGCCTTGCTTGGTGCGGGCTTACTAGATGATGTGGATGCAGCCCTGAATGCAATCCCCAACGAAGCGCAGCGCAAAGCCGCGCTGATTGAGTGGGAGTTCTCCAACACTGTGCAGCGTGATATGTCTTTGGTGCAGCAACTCGCTCCAGCACTCGGACTGTCGGAGCAACAACTTGACAACCTGTTTGCGCAGGCTGCACAACTATGAAACTCTTAATCTCAGCCGGACACGGAGCAAACGACCCCGGTGCAGACCACAACGGCAACACCGAACGAGACTGACTTATGCAATACCTAGTCATCATCATCACTGCCCTTCATCTGTCCATGCCCCTAACGGCTATGGCTCAGACACCGCCAAAAACCCCTTTGAGCTATTCGCTGGCCGAATATGGCGTGGTGCTTGCCGCTGCCCTTTTGGGCGGTTTGGCGAATTGGTACGTCAAGGCCAAAAACGGGCCAGACGGTTACAGCCCCGCCGCTTTGATCGGCGAATTGTGCGTCTCTGCGTTCGCTGGTGTAATCGCGTTTTGGCTTTGCGAAGCCTTCGATGTGGCCCCCCTATTGACCGCCGCAGCCGTGGGCATGGCCGGGCACGCTGGGGCGCGCGGTTTGGATTGGCTTGAGCGAATCATGAAGCGCAAAGTTGAATCGACCATAGGGGTAAAAAATGACCAAACTAATTGAGGCGGGCCGCAAATACTTAGGCCAACGCGAAGTGCCCGGCCCCGGCGTGAGTGCATGGATTCAAAAGCTGTGGGCTGACCTGCCCGGTGGAAAGTGGTTTTGGACGCATTACGGTGAGGATGATTCAAAACTGCCTTGGTGCGGCGCATTTATGGCCCGTGTGTGCAAAGACGTAGGACTTGACCATCCAAAGCAATACGCAAGCGCGGCATCATGGGGGGCATGGGGCGAAAAGGTAAGCGGGCCACACATGGGCGCTGTCGCTGTGCTGACCCGTGCGGGCGGTGGCCACGTGGGGATCGTCACGGGCGTAACCGCAAAGGGCGACATGGTGCGGCTGCTGGGGGGCAACCAAGGCGATGCAGTGAGTGAAGTGTGGTTCCCGGTCGGTCGCATTACGCACTATCGCAAACCCGCTGGGGCAACCCTCCCATTGGCCGAAGTTGCCACCGTCACCGCCATGAGCAGGTCCGAAGCATGAGCCCGTTCAAAATTTCCATGTGGCTTGCTGGGGGTGCGTTCGTAGCTTGGACACACTTCACGGCTTACCGCTTCGGTGGCGACGCGGTAAAAATGGAGGTCTTGGCTCAGTCGCTGGAAAGCATCGAGCAAGCCCGCGCACAAACTCAGGAATGGGCCGACAAAGCCACCAAAGCACAAAACGAGTACCAACATGCAACACACAAAAATCAGCTTCTGGATCGTCGTATTCGCGGCCTTGTTGACGGGATGCGCAGTGCCCCAACATCCAGCGAGCTTGCCCAGCAACCCAGCGCCGCCCTCGGTGACTATGCCGCCGAAGTCGAACGAGATTTTGCAGAGTGTCGAGCAGAAATTGCAGACTTGGGAGCAACGGCAGCAAGCGCGTCGGCAGCGGCTTGGGCTTTGAATAACGCTTGGCCGGATTGATTCTTGACATCGATCCGAGCCTGATCATCGATCTGCTTTTGCGCCATCATCAAGCGTGAGCAAAGGCCCAGCGCCTTCGACGCCAGCGTGACTAGCTGCTTTTGCTGGCGCTCGATTTTTGCGGACGCATGAAGGCGGGTGGGTCTGTTTCGTTTCATGTCAATCATCTTTCTCTGCGATGCCGTGGGCGGCTTCGATGGCACGGGCAAATGGGACAAAATCGTTTCCGTCTGGGTCTTCTGGTGCAAGCACCCACAAAGCATCAATCTGCTCATCCGTCAGCGGCACGGGTGCTGGTGCTGGTGGGGTGTTTTCTTTTGCCCAACGCAGGGTGGCCCAGATGATGTGTGTATCAGAGGCATCGCCAGCCGTAATCATTTGACCCGCCACCAAAGACTTGTGGCGGGCGTAACTTTGCCTCGCCCAATGGTGAATCTGCATGTACATCTTGTCATCGCTATCTGCTGGCAGCGAGTCGATAAACGCTTGATTTTCGTCCTGCACAGATGCCGCCCTCTCATCAGCACGGACGAGGGCAACAAGGTGTTTTAGATCATCCAAACTACCAGTAGCAAACTTGTCGCCAACACTAAACTCAGCCTCACGGGCAAGTTCTATTGCTTCTTTCATGGCATGGCCTTTCCAATTTCTGCTGCTGCACGGGTGATGGCTCGGCGGGTGGCTGCGTAGGGGTCTTCGGATTGGTCAACAATTATTCTGCCTTCACCGTCTTGAGCAACTCCATTTAGTACATTTAATTTCAGCTTCACCGCCAGTCGTAGCGCATCGCTATCGTCTGTAAGGGGGTTCCAAAAGCCAGAAACAAAAGGCTTTCTGATTTGGCATCCGCCAAGCTCAGGTCGGCAAAAGTCGTACTCAATTCCCGCCGCCTTTGCGGCCAATTCCAATAGTTCTTTGTCAGTCATTTCATTCCTTTCAACATTAATGAACGGCAATCGTTCCAGCCCGCCCGATACTCGGGGTTTTCGCTCGTGTCAGTGATTGCATCGGGCACGGCTGGCTGTGCTGCGGGTTTGGTGGTGCGTGGCTTAATAAGCGCGTCGATGGCCTTCAAGGCTGCGCCAATGATCTCTTGGTCTTCATCCTCAAGGCCAGTCGCGGCGCTCAGGATGGTCCTAATTTTTTTTAATTCTTCAAGTGTCATGTCAAAAACTCCCGGCATTTGATTTGAATATGGGCAGGCAAGCCCGTCGATTGGTGTTTGGCGATCAGCTCAGGGCAGGTGCTGGGCGGTGGCTTTGTCTGGTGATCCAACAGCATAACGACCAACCCGCTTACAGCCATCACAGCAAAGGTCAGCAGCATGGCAGCAGCCAAGTAACTGAGGTATGCCCGCCAAGATGTGGCAGGCAAAGGCTCGGGGCCTGGCCAGCGTTGGCCGATCTTGGCCACTGTAACGGGCTTGCGGGCGGGGCAGTCAGGCCCCTGTTGGCAGATGCCGTAGTCATCGCAGCAGTTCATTTATGAACTCCACCAGGCGATTAACAGAACGGCAATGCCGATGCCAATGGCAAAGGCCAGGACGTAACCGGCGATGATCTCGCCGATATTTTCATTCTTGTCTGACGACAGGCTCTGGTATCCCGGCGTCCAGTGGCACTCATTAAGAGTGCGGGGGGTAACGAGGTTTGAGGGTTTCATTTTCTTTCTTCCTTGATTGGTGGTCCGGGACAATCCCCGTCACTGCCCGCTGTCACCGGGCAGGGGCTGGTGCTGTCAGGCTGGTGCGCGCTGGGTCACTTTGGTCAGGCCGGGAAAGCATCCACGTCTGAAATCGCGTGGTATTCGACCGTTTTGGGCTTGAAGCAGCAAAACCGGGCGGGGTCGGTGTTTGTGGGAATGCCACCGACATGCAGCACAAGCCAGAGGTTTCCCCGTGCGTCTTTGATGTGCTGAGGCCATAAGTCTTGCCGCCACTTGATTTGTTCGCAGTGTCCTGTCGGATATGGCAGTGCCAGTGACATTTGAGTGCTCATGCCGCCTTCGTTGCTTTAGGCCAGTTGTTGTTTGACTCTTTTGATCAGGTCAATCGCATAGCAGTGGCGGCCATTGACCCACTGGCCATTTACTTTCTTTTGAAACAGTTTGCAGCCTTTGGCGCCAACCAATGCACGGACGTTGCCGCTTTGGTAGGCCATTCCATCTTTTGTGCTGTAAATGCTTGTCATGTTTAGCTCCGTTGCGTTGTTGATGCCTCAATTATTAGCCCTCAACCCGTCTCGAAACTTACAAACAAGGCTTTTTTTCTAGGGACTTTCCCTAGGTTTAGACCCACCCTTGCGTGGGTCGATGTGCTTGGCCATGGTTTTCTCCTGTAAGTGATTGATTGCGCTGGCAAATAGCGTCAAGTTTGGAGGCAATGCCCCCGACCACTTCACCGCCCATGCCCTCCCATCCCCATCGGTATACCCAACAGGCTCCTGCACGGCTGGCTGTGCTGGTGGAATGGCTGCAACAGCTTCGCACATCGGATCCGCGCAGCAGGCCCCGAGGTTTTTACACCCAAGGCTACAAACCCGCTTGGCAGACTCCTGCACAGGTGCCGAACGGACTTGCCTGATGGCGGTGATGGCTTTCTCGTGATCGTCAGCCAATACTTTCAATCCAGCAACTTTGCCTTGCCGTGATGGGTAGTTGCCATAAAGTTTTTCTGCGTTGTAAGCGTCTTCACGCACAAGATCAACGCTGTTCTCCAACGCCTTCAGCGCCAAGTCAAAGGCCAATTCTTCTTCTTTGGTCATGCTTCCCTCGTTTCCAGCATGGCATCGGCCATCGCGTAAGCCTGAGCTGCAAATATGTGGCGTGTAGCATTCACGTCAGAGGCCAGCATTCCTTGCATTGCCTTGGCTGCAAAGTCATCCCGCAAACTTTTGCGGATCATGTCGTCAAGCCAGTCAGTTCCGCTATCGGGCACTTTGAGCTTGATGGCTGCGTATTGGCGCAGGGTCATGCCTACATCGCCGCTGTTTGCGCCGTTGGCTTCTGTGCTGGGGAACGCTGGCCCACCTGTGTTTGTGTCGCTCATGCTGCGTGCTCCATTTCAAATTCGGGTTGATGCAAACCATTCCCGGTGCGTGCGCGGCGCAGGGCTTCGGTCATTGCGTTTTGAAGCTGAACCGGCTTGAGAAGCTGGGCCAGTTGGGTGTAAACGTCGATCATTTCGACAATCTCGGAAAGGGCGGGGCCATCAAAGCCCCATCGGCCTGTTTTGGCGTTGCGTGCTTTGCAACGAAGCAGGGCATCACGGGCGGCAAGGCAGGTCACTTCGACAAGCGGGCTGATCTTTTCGCTGCACACCAATGACACATTGCAGGCTGCGGCCAGACAGTGAAAGTCGTCATCGGTGGCTGTACCCGCCTTTATGCGCTCAAAGGCCAGTTGCACGGGCAGGGTGATATGCCGGTGTACTTCGGGCGTGAAGTCTTGAAACTTGCCCATGGTCCGGTAGATAGTGGAGGGGTCTGCCTGCCATTTGCGCTTGGCTTTTGAGGCGGTGCGGTGCTTGGTTTTCATGCTGTGCCACCTTTCTTGTCATCGGGCAAAGATAGCGCCCAATCCAAAACCTCACGCTTGCTGTAAAACTTCAGCACTTTCCCGTGCGTTAATGCCTTTGAAAAAATCCAAACAAAAAACATTCCGACTGTGATAATTTGCCATGCGATGGATCGCCCATCTGCCAGCAAAACAAGACCGGCAGTTATTGCAAAGGTAAATACATCACTGACCATGCTCCCAATGACGGACTCATAAAGTGCAATGGTGTGTGGTGGTTTGTTCATATCGATCTCCAGAAAAAACCCCGCACGGTGGCTGGGTTGGGGTGGATGGATCATGCCGCTTTGTGCAGCATGTTGTCGTTGGCGGCGCTGCCTTTGCGGCGCAGCGTCGATTCGTATTGCAAGACCAGGGCGCGGAATGCGATCAGGTCACGCTCCATCGCTTCGATGTAGTCGTCGTCGCGGTCGATGTGCTTCCAGTACAGGTCCAGCTTGGCGGGCTCCAGCGCGGGGCAGTACAGGCCAAAGTGCCACCACTTGCGCCCGGTGATCCACATGCACCCCTGAATCTGGTCGATGTACTCGGCAATGTCGTTTTCAAGCAAAACGGGCATGAGGCTGTCTGGAGACACCAAGCACTTATATTCGGCCCCGCCATCGTTGCCGATCAGGCCGTCAGCGCTGGCACCAAAACATGAATCGTCGGTTTTCACAAACCCGGCTGTCTCCACGATCACCCCGGCTTCTTCTTCGTGGCGGGCACGGGCCATGGGTTCAAGTTCGTGGCCGCGCTTCATTTGCCATGTCTCAAAGCCTTCATCCAGCGGCCTTCCACTGATTCGCTCAATGGCCAACTTGAAGGCGTACTTTTTGGCGGCTTGGGTGAAGTCGCCTTTGTTCGGGCCGGACTTGAGGCGTTCGCGGGCTACTTTGAACATGCTGGCGGTGATCACGCCTGCACGGGCGGCGTGCCATTCTTCGCTGCCCTGGGTGCATTGAATGAGGATCATGTCGGTCTCCAAATGAAAAGCCTGCACGGTGGCGGGCTGGGGTTTCTTGATCGGGTTTTGATTAACCGCGAAGCTCGGCCAGTCGCTCGTCAAAGCGTGCGTTCAGGTTCTTCACTGCCTCGTTGTCGGTGATAGCGTTGATCCAGTCAGCGGCCACGTAGAGCGCATCCTCGTTCGTGGCTGCATTGATCTTGGCCAGCACCTGTTCGACTGTGACTTCGCCCGTAGTCTCGGCTGCTTTCACCTCCGGCTCAACCGTTCGGGACTTGTCCACATCTGAGGCTGCGGCTTTCAGACGTTCATGTTCACCGGCCAACAGTTTTCGGTCTTCTTTGCTTGCCGTCTTCCAAAATTCCTGATAACCCGCCATGCCTTTGGCTGCGGCGGCTTCGGCGGTGGCGATCAGGGCGGGGCTGGCGGTTGGCTCAAGCACCTCGGCGGTGCCCATATCCACCGGCACCGAAAATTCCTGCAACTCGTCCGGGGTGTAAACGCCCAGGATCACATCGGGGGCATACAGGCGCGCCCAACGCTTTTGCGCCAGATAGGCCAGTTGCTGCTTGGGGTCTTCCGTCCACAGCGTTGAGTTGCGGGTGCGGGCTTGGGTCATCAGCAATTCCAGCATTCGCGGCCCTGCCTCACCCTTGATCGTGGCCCACACTCGCACGCCAAGGCCGTGCTCGTCGTTTGTGTTCCAGTCCGGCATCATGTATTTCTTGGGGTAGCCGTTGTCGTCCTTCTTGGTCTTGCTTTCAACCATCTTAAATTTGCCGACGATTTTTTCCCATGGACCAAACCACTCAAAGTTGAAGCGGTCGGCCAACAAACTGCTGGAGTTGATCACGCTGGCCACAAGCTGGGCCTCGTAGCCCAAGACCCCGTTAATCGGGTAAGTCTTCTGTGCCACTGCAAATGGGTTCATTCCCCATGTGGTGGCCTGCATGACCACTGCCAGGCAGTCGCCGGGTTTGCCATGGAAGTGCTGAGGCACCGTGCTGCGGGCGGTAGCCATGAGGTTGGCGAAGCGCTCCATGCGCGCCAGCGCGTTCATGTCCATCATCAGCGCGGCGCTGCTGGTGTTGAAGGCGGGGGCAGGTGGTGTCTGCACTGCTGCGATTTCGGTGTTTGTGGTGGCGTTCATTTTGTGCGCTCCTTTGTGTATTGCTCTTGGGTGATTTGTTCGGCCTTTGCCTTGCCCGCTTTGCCATCGTTCTTTTTGGCGTGATCGGCGTTGATTGCCTCGGCGGATTTCTGCTGCGATGCAATGAATTTGTCGGCATCCCACACGCGATGCTCGTTGACGTAGCTGTTGCCCTCGGCGCTGGTGTGGCGCATGTAAATAGTTCTGGCGTTCACGGCATGACCTTTGCAAGTTGGTTGAGGTGTTTGAATTCGTCGGCCCGCTCTGCAAGCCAACGGATGGCTGTCGCCAGTGGTACATCGCGGATGTCGGCGATGGTCTGCGCCAGGTCTTCGGCGCATGGTGTCTCATCCAGCGGCGCAGGCTCGGCAAGGGCAGGCGCGGCAATGACAGGCTCTGGCTCAAGCGAGTCAATGAATCGACGTGCGTTCTCGTCCGCGACCGACTTTTCGGAAAGCACGGGCGCAATTGGCATGATCTGCCCCAATGCTTCGCGGGGATCGTCGGCCAGCACTTGGGCGGGCTTTGCAGCCTCTGCCTTGCGTGCTTCCAGTTCAGCGGCCTGCTGGGCCATGGCTGCGGCTTGGCGGTCGAGTTCTTCCTGTTGGGCTTTCATGCGGGCCAGCACTCGGACGGCTTCGGCGCGTTCCGCTTCCAAGCGCTCACGCTCTGCGGCCAGTCGGGCGTTTTCGGCTTCCTGCTCGGCCTTGATGCGGGCTTGCTCTGCCTCGGCGGCTTGCTTGGACTCGATGATGTCGCAAATGGCTTCGTCGGCGGCGATCTTGGCGGCGTGCGCTGTGTCGGTAAACTCGTCCAAGCAGTTGTTGAGCGTGTCGATGGCGTGCAGCTTGGCCAGCAACTGCATGGCCATGTCAGCGGTGCGGGCTTCGCGGGCCAGTCCGGGGTAGCTGCGGATTGTGGCGATCACGGCCTGGTGGCGCTCGATCCGGTCGCGCTCTTTCTGGAGTTCGGCTTCTTTTCGCGCGGCCTCGGCGGCATCCCAAGCGTTGCGCAGGCCCAGCACACGGGTTTCTTCCGGCTGGATAATTTCGATCAATCGGTCCTCTTCGGCAATGACCGCCTTCGAAAACTTGGTGGCATCGTCGCGTACGGCTTTGCCCAGCTTTTCAATTGTGGTGCGTGCGGTGCGGGCCGTCATTGCCAGCGAATGCGCCTGTTCGCGGCCTGCGGGTGAGTTGACCAGTGTGATGGCCTTCAAGCTGGTGGCAAGCTGCTTCAGGTCAGCTTCGGTCTTGGTGCTGTTGAGCACTAAGGCAGCGCGATCTGCCGGGGGCAGGGTGGCAATGTCGGTTTGCGCTTCCGGCGCTTCGATCATGTCAATCATGGTTTTCCTTCGAGTTGGTGGTTGGTTTAGGGTTGCAGGGCCGTTTTGACGGCTTTCTTATCGGTGTCTTTTTTGCTCATATCGGCTTGACCTCCACCCGTCCATGCGGGTCTGATTCGTTAAGTTGATCCATGCCCGCCAGAGTGGCGTCGATGGCGCTTTTAAATATGCCGGTGAATTGGGTTCGACTCCCGGCAGATATCACGGTGATTCGGTAGGGCTTCATGCTGGTTGCTCCAAGCGTTTGAATTCGACCACCCAGACCCATGGGTTGGCGTCCCACGATCCGGGGCCGTTGATGGATTCCCAGAGGACTTGATATTCCTCCGAAGCGTAGTGGCCCGTGTAGTCCTCACCGTCTTCGTGGACGATTGCTGTGGATGAGCAGCCCTCAGCAAGCGCATCGTCCTCACTGATGTCCTGCAACCGCTCCACGCGCACGCCGGTGATTTCCAGTGTGATGCGGCTGGCGGCTCGGGGCATGTGGATGGCGGGACGCCAGAGCTGGCGCGGGGCTACGATGGCTCGCTCTTGCTCGGCTTCGGCGTCTGCGCGGTACAGGTAGCACGCGCCCAAGTCCATGTGCGTTTCCCTCACCCAAAGCCGGTCGCCGGGCTGGCCGTAGGGGCAAAGCGCATGGGGAAGTCCAACTCGGCCACGATACGAAAGCACGCCACTTTGGCCGATCCATTCAGGCGTTGGCTTCACCACCCGTCTCGTCTGCGTCTTACTGCCATCCAGCAGAGCGCGCACCATGGGCGCACTGAAAAGTATTGGTCGTTCTTTCATTTGCGAAACTCCATGATCTTGTTGACAAAAAAGGCTTTCACCATCTCCAGCGCTTCAACTGCTTCAACTTGGCCATTGGCCGCGCAATTGACAAGGGCCTGCATCAGCGCCCGGTTGATCGTCTGGTCGCCGTCTGAGCAGGCATCGCCCAAGACTTCGATCAGATCTCCGTAGTAGCCCCCGCTGATTTCGGCGTCAATGCTTCGGGCTTTCAGGCATTCGTCCCATGCTTCACGCAGTTGTTGGGCCTGCTGTTCTTCACGCCCGTCTGCTTTGTCGGCCTGACTTTCCAGCCAGTCGGCGTGTGCGTCAAGTTGCTCAACCATGTTCATGTTTGCTCTCCGGTTTTGGGGTAAACACAACGGTGGATTTCAACCGAATTTGAGTATCGCGGACGGATGCTTAGGCTCTCAGAATACAAAACACCATCGCGCCTGATTAGTTCAACACCTCGCACCTCAAGGCTCATATCGTCGTTAATCCTGACCTCGTACACCACACGACCATCTTCGTTTACAAAACTAATTGATCGGCCTTTGACTTCTTTAACATCCGCTGTTAGAGAGCGTCCTGTTTGCATTTTCATCATGCTTGCTCTCCGGTTGCTTTGGCGAATGCCTGATTTAATGCGTCGCGTGCGTCTTGGTGCCGGTTGACTAGTCTGTCATGGAAGTAGTCAAAATCGCAACCTTCTTCATAGCGTTCACGCGCCTCTTTCAACTCTTTGTCTGCTTCCAAGTATTCGTCCAATAGGTCGGTAAAAGATTTCATGATTTATCTCCCGTTTGCTTTGGCGATGGCGGCACGGGCCTTCATCACCATGTAGTTTTCGTCTGTGCCTTGCCGATCAAGCCACTCCTTTGCAAACTCCAACAATTCAGCATTGACTGAGTGCAAGCGGCGCAGCTCGGCGGCGGCTGCGTGATTTATATGGTCATCAACAAACGGCGCTGACATATTCAACGCATCAGCCAATCGCAAGGCTTCGGGTTGCTGTGTGCTCATTGTCTTTCCCTGTAAAACGTGCTCCCAAAAAAAGCCCCGACCGTGTGACCGATCAGGGCTGAACTGCCAATGCAGCCGCGCCAGGGAGGAAAGCGCGGGCACTTTCGTGCGGGTTGATGGTGGCCGGTAGTACCACCCGGCAGCGCGGCAGGTTCACTTGTTACTGCTCGCCTCATGGAAGTCCGCCGAACGACTGACCATGCGCATTCACCATCAAGTGATGGCCGTCCTACTACGCCGACAGCTCCCCGAAGGTACTAGGCCAGCATTTCGATCACGACCATCGCTTGATGGTCCCCGTCTTTCCGGGGTGTCATGAAGTACGTTTCAAGCGGGGTGGAAGCTGACGTGCCACACAACTCCGCTGCAGAGAGCCGGTTTTATTTCCCCTCGCACTGCAGCCTGCGGTCCGGAAGTGGTTGATGGTGGCCGGTGCTGATCTCCGGCATGTGATCTTGCGTCTGGATAGTTACGACGCTAACTGCGTGGTCTTCCAGCCCTTGGGGGCGCGTCCACGTTCGACCTTTTCCAATTCACCGACAGGCACTCGAACCCCTAGTGCTTCGTCGTCAAAGTCGGCGCATCAGCCTGCGCATTCACCATCATGGGGGTGGACTGTGGCCCGCCGGGATCACCCCGGCTGTGTTGCTGCTGTCGCGGGTTCAGTGCTAACAGCGCCAGCGATGTGGCCTACATCTCAATCCACCTTCATGATAGTCCCCGTCTTTCCGGGGTGTCATCGGCCCAACTGTTGCACCTGTATTTCTCATGGCACTGTTGCAGCCATGCAGTTCCCCGATTACCGGGCCACCAGTTTAGGGATGCGCCGCCGCAACCCGTCAATTCACCATCACGGCTGCGGAATTCGGCACCCCAAGCGAGGCAGTCCGGTTCTGCATGCGTGATGGCCCCATTGCTGGGGCATCTGTCGCGCAACACCCGCTGCGCCTGAACTTGCTTCTCTTGGCGTCCTGGCCTCATGCACGTTTCCACCCCTGCCGGTGCTCGCCTGACAATCCAGATATCTGGAAGGGCTGGCGCTGTTTTGTTTTCAGCGTTGGGCGTATCATAGCGCATAAAAATTCACATCGGCGCATCTTTGCAAAATTATTTTATAGGGACAAACCCTAATATACACTACGCACAAAAAAGCGCATACAATCGCCCGTCATGGACACCAAAAAAATTATCGACCGAATCAAGACAGCGCCCAACATCTCTGAGCTGGCCCGCGCATCAGGCGTGAGCCGTCGCGTTCTGCAAAACATCAGGGCGGGGTCAATGCCGACCATGACGACCTTGATGAAGGTTTCGGCGGCGCTGCCAAAAAAATCTGGCAAGGTCATGAAATCGAGGGTATAATTTTTCGCAGACGGTTTTCATGTTGGCTGAATCAGAGCCAGATACCTGAAAGCCGTCAAAGGCCTAGCCCTTGAATGTTCGTGCTGATTCCACGGGCATTCAAGGGCTTTTCTTTTGGGGGACAAAATGTCAACAATCAACCCGCTGGCCCGTCGAACAGACCCAGCAACAAGCCACGAAGCCGCACGCATGGCCGTGGAGTTTGCAGGAACTCACTGCGCCCGCATCCATTCCGCTTTGGTCCAGTGCGGCCCCATGGACCCCGAGCAGATCGGGGCCATGGTGGGCATGGAGCCTTACGCATGCCGCAAGCGCCTGGCCGACTTGCAAAGGGCTAAGCAGGCCGAAACTACCGGGGAACTGGTGCCCACAATGTCGGGCCGTCATCAGCGCGTTTGGAGGGCATTGTGAGCATCTATCAACGCTACGAGAGCGAGAAACAGGCATGGGTCAACGCTCACCCAGATGCAACACCTCAGCAGATCGAGGCCGCATTTAAGGCCATTGCAAGCCGATTGGGGCTGTGATGTATCACTATCAAAAAAACATCGGCGACTACCGAAGTGCAACCATGCACTTTAGCTTGCTCGAACACGGCATTTACAACCAGCTTTTGGATTGGTATTACCTTGACGAGCGCCCGCTTTCAAAAGATAACCGCACCCTTTTCCGTCGGTTATCGGCATCATCCGAAACTGAGCAACAAGCAGTTCTTGACGTGCTCAATGAGATGTTTATTTTGACTGATGACGGGTGGACGCATAAGCGCGTTGACCGTGAAATAGCTCAATACAAGGCCAAGTCTCAGCAAGCAAGGGAGGCCGGGAAGCTAGGCGGTAGGCCATCTAAAAAGGGTGCCGGTTTTGAAAATAACCGTGACGGTTTTGAAAAAGAAGCGACCGCAAAGCCAACCGCTAACCGTAAACCGCTAACCGAGAACCAAGAAACTGTTATTGACGCCGCGCCAAAAGGCACGGCCAAAGCAAAAAGGCTTTCGCCAGACTGGCAACTCCCGAAGGCATGGGGGGAGTGGACATTGGAAAGCATGGGGTGGGGGGAGTCATCGGTTAGGCTGGAGGCTGAAAAATTCAAGGACTACTGGATCGCAAAGGGTGGGCGTGAGGCCTGCAAGCTGGATTGGGAGGCCACCTGGCGCAACTGGTGCCGAAGTGCCAAGGTGCAAACCGGGCAGGCTGGCGGGTCGCTTTTGGTGGGGGGCATTTGATGCGCGGGCACACCGACCTGATCGCCATGCGTGTCGCTGGAAAAGTCCCGGCATCCGTAACGCTGTTCGACATGCCCTTTGACACTGATTGGGCTAAATGGGGTGATTTACCCCGCGTGTGCGTGGACAAAGACCCCGTGGTTGACCTTGATTTGCGCTTTGTCATTGGCATGGTTGTCCACATCGACAGCCACAACGAACGCCGAGCCGAGCAGCTTTTCAAAAAGTGCATTGATGCCGGTGCCGCGATTGTGGCCAGCAGCGCATACCCAGCGCCGGCAGCCGACCCATACGCCTGCCAGCCATCGAAGCAACGGCTTTTTTTTCGACATTTCCAAAACCAAAATGACAACCATCATCACATCAGACTCGATTGATTTTCGGCAGTACCTGCGCGAGACAGACGCCAAGGCGAACGTCAAAAATGCAGCGGACTACACCGATGTTCTGAAGGCGCGTTTGCGAATCAAGAAGGCTGAAAAACAGATTTACCTGCCATGGCCTAAAACCCGCGACAACTTCGCTTTTCGCCCGGGTGAGGTGACGGTATGGGCTGGCCAGAACGGGCACGGCAAAAGCCTTGTGACTAGCATGGTCTGCCTGTCATTGCTGGGCCAAGAGCAAAAGATTTGCATCGCCAGCTTCGAAATGAAGCCGCACATGACCGTTCAGCGGATGGCCCGCATGTATGCCGGAATGAACCCGTTTTCGCCCGAGTTTCAGGGAGACAAGGGCATTGAGGCGATTGATGCGCTGTACGACGAGTTTGGCGGCTGGGTGGACGGGCGGCTGTGGATTTATGACCAGCAGGGCACGGCAGACCGTGAATTGGTGATCGGAATGGTCCGCTACTGCGCGACCGAGTTGAAGCTGAACCATGTGGTGGTGGACAACTTGGCCAAGGTGGTGAGCGGCGAGGATGACTACAACGCTCAGAAGTCCTTTGTGGACGAAATGACCAGCATTGCCCGCGACAACCACATCCATATCCACATCGTCCACCACCTGAAAAAGCCCAGCAAAGAAACCGACTTGCCGGACAAGAACGACTTGAAGGGCAGTGGAGCCATTGCCGACCAAGTGGACAACATCGTGCTCGTTTTCCGCAACAAGTCCAAAGAAATCGCCATCCGGTCCAACAAAGCCGGGGAAAAGGGCAAAGAGCCCGATCAGGTGCTTTTCGTGCGCAAGCAGCGCAACTACGAAGGCAGCGGGGACGGGGAGCCGCAGATCAATCTGTGGTTTGACATGGACAGCCAGCAGTATCGCGAGTCGCCAGACAGTGCGCCCCTGTTCTTTCCAAACTACCCGCATTACCCATCATGACCCATGAACCCCAATTACTTCACCGACATGGTTGCCGAAATCGCCCGTCTAAGCAAAGTCCC